CGACCGAGATCGAGGTCTCTCCGGATGTAAGCCAGCGTTGAGGCTTGCAGTTGAATTTCAACGAAATGCTCGCGGCCGTGTTGTGCTTGATCACGTTAGTTTCGAATCCCTCGATAAACGTGGCCATTCTGTATTCGTCCGTGTGAATCGTGTCGGTCAGTCTCTGATATCCGACCGGTGAGCTCAGAGCATTACGGAACGCCCTGAGCTGGGACGAAAACGAGCCGAGACTGTTCTCAACGATGTATGCCGGATATTCGACCGTTATGTTCTCATAGTGACCGAGGTCGATGATGATATCACCATTTCGCCCCGGAACTGTTACCGTCTCAACGGCTCTTTTAGGTGCATCAAATACACCCTCACCGCTGATATAAATACCAAAATCGGCGGAGTTAATTCCGCCGAAGTTGATGCTATGTCTCATTATTGCCACGCGAGTCGCCTCCTGTTCTCCTCGTTTATGAGGGTTCTCTTGACCTCCTGAGCGATCTCTTTCACGCTCTGCCCTTCTGCTCCGTATACGTTGATCACGATCGAAGAATCATTCCTCTGATTGAGTGCCTTATCGAGTTTGTCCCAAAAAGGATTAAGCGGGAGGATCGCTTCAGGTCCGGCCTCTCCCCCGGCCATACCGAACAGAGTCGGAGTGTCCATAATACCGCCGGACGCGTACCATTTAACGCTAAGCGACGGTTTCGTCCCCTTGAGAAGGTCTGCGATCTTCCAGCCCGCCGGCGATATGCTGAAGTGCGGGAGCGGAATATGAGGCGCTGAGACCTTGAATTTAAAGAAGCCTTTAATCTTGTCTATGATCGCTTTTACCTTGTCTCTGAGGGCATTTATCGGCCTCATAAAGCGGTCCTTGATGCCGTTCGCCGCCGCGGTTACCTTAGCCCATAATGCCGAGCCGAGGCCCTTGACGATAGCGAGTCCGATCTTGCCTATGGCGAGAACGATTTTGCCTATGTTCTGAAGCAGTCCTTTAGCGAAATTGCCCAGGAGCGTCCCGGCCGTTGAGAGGATCTTCGGCAGCATCGTTGTCGCCCATTTCTGAACACCTTCGGAAGAGAAACTGCTCGCGAATTTAACGACTGATGTCGCTATGTTCTTGACGACATCCGAGATCCCGCTGAGGAGCATCGGGATGCCTTGCCTGATAAATGTCACGATCGCGCCCGGAAGCGCCTTGATGATCGTTCCGAGCATTGGGATAAGATTGTTAAAAAAGAACGTGCTCACCGATGACATGAGCTGGCTGAGGGAATCGTTCACGCCCTCACCTATCGCCAGCGAGCCTATAAAGTTCATCGCCGAGGCCTTCATAGCATTGAACGATCCGCTGAAGGTCTCGCTCGCTTCTTTCGCCGCCACTCCGGTCAGACCGAGATTATCCTGGATAACGTGAATGCCCTCGTACACATCGCCGAGGTTGTCTATATCGTAATGGACCCCGGTGAGCTTCTCAGCATCTGCCAGGAGTCGCTCCATTTCTGTTTTTGTGCCGCCATATCCGAGCTTGAGGTTATCGAGCATCGTATAGTTTTGCTTCGCGAAGCCCTGATAGGCCATCTGTACCGAATTGATATCGGTGCCCATCTTCGCGGAGTTGTCGGCCATATCCATGATGGCCCTGTCCGCTGCTTTGGCCGCCTTGGTCACATCGCCGCCGTATGCGGATTTGAGCGCAGCTCCGAACGATACGGCCTGTTCAGCATAATCATTCATCGAGATACCGGCAGAAGCGGCCGCTCTTGCGTATTCTCTCGCACCGTCCGCAGCCTCGCCGTATAACGTGTCAAGACCGCCGAAATAGGACTGCTGGAGCTTACCGCCCTCGGAGAGCACCGCCTTGATCGTTGCACCGACCGCAGCCGCTCCGATGGCCTTCTTCAGGAACACGCCGAATTTAGATCCGGTCGCAGTTCCGGCCGCCTGAGCTTCGCCTCCGAGCTGTTGCGTTATCGCCCCGGAGATCCCTTCAGCTGACGGGACTATCTGAATATATGCGGTTCCTAATGTTGCACCCGCCATATTTATTCTCCTTCGAATAATTTAAGAGCCGCGTTGAGCTCATCGACCGAGCGGAACGCGACCACCTTGTTTTTCTCTCTTTTCGGTTCCTTGCCTCGCAGAATGTCAACGAGTGAATCCGGAACATTCCGCTTCTTCGTTGAGTCCTCGCTGAACCCGTACCGGAACGCTTCGATCCGGTCCGCTATGACTGCGAGCAGAAACGTGTCGATGCCAACGGGAATGTCGGCCATCTTTAATTTGATCCTTGAATCGTCCCTCAAACCAGCCGATAAGGTCGCCACCGTCTGAAGCGGTAACGACCTATAATCGTATATCTGATATGTTTCGGCGAGGTCGCATATAAGCGCGTCCTCGTCGAGGTTTACCATGCTGGCGAGGGTGATCAGTTTTTTAACTCATTGACGGAAGTCATCAGCTCAGTCAGAGCCGCGACCATATCCGTTACGCTCGGATCTCCGTTCGGGTCGAGATGCTTCATAAGTGTATCGAGTCCCTCTTCGCCGAGAAGGTCCTCGGATACATCTACGATCAGTGCCTCTTCGCCCTTGTCGATCTTTCGAAGTACCGTGAGGAATTTCCACGAACCGAAATATTTCTCATTCAGTTCGACCTCGAATCCGTCGCTAAGTTTTGCCTTCATGATATCGCCCTCCTTCCGGTCAGCCCTTATTAAGCTGACTTAATGTACTCGTAGTGAGTATTGCCGTCTGAATCCGGCAGCGCTGTGATTGTTACCTCATAGCCGACCGCATCGGAATCCGTATAAGAGATGTCGCCGATCTCGGAGATCTTGCCGTGTGGGATTACGACTCTCTTTTTGACATTGCCGTTCATGATCATATCAACGACCCATACGCCCTCCTCAGGCTCTTTTGCGTTCGCTGTGATGGTCATTCCGGTTGAGAGTGCTCCGGTTACGTTGGTCGAGCCGTAGACAGCCTTGAGGACTTCTTCGTTCAGGACCTCGATGAGAGTTACCTGGAATGTGTCCGGCTTCTCTTCCTGAATATTCAGAACGGTGTCGCCGCCCCATGCTTTGATGTCTGTAGTGGACGGAGAGTTGCTGTTAACGAGCCCGTCCTCGCTACAGTATCCGAGCGCCTTGAAGTCGGCAGCGAGGGCTGTTGTAGCGTCAGTCGGTGCAGTTGTTCCCGCTACCGCTCTCCATATAGCTCCACCGAGCGCCGGCTTTCCAGCGCTTACATTTGCTACTGTGTTTGCCATTTATGTTCTCCTTAGTAATGAGTAATCTGATACACGGCTTGCCAGCGATATTGCTTTGTTTCCGTGTTCGTAAAGTTATAGTCTGTTTCGAGCTCGACCCTTGCGACCTCAGGAAGTGCCGCGAATCCCGGCATCGCCTCTTTGACCTCGTCATTGAGAAGCATCGCCCCGTAGAGGCTCGCCCCGTATGACTGGATCGCAATCGTTGTGGTCGTAACGTGATTACTCACGCTGCTCCCGGTCTGATCTAAAAGCACATAGTCGGCCGTTTCTTCAGGCGATTCCATATAAACGCCAACAGAGAGGTTTTCGCCGAGATAGTCGAGCAGCAGTTTTGAAATGATCGTCATTCGTTATACTCCTCTCGCTTTGAGCAAGGTGTTGTTCTCGTAGTTGTCGCGCCGGGCCTCATATGTTGCCGCGTGGACTGATGCGTTGGCTCGAGTCTTTCCGATGTAGGTCGTAACCTCATAGCCGTCGCCCGCTCTCGCCTGGATCTCGTTGGCTTGTTCCAGGCACACGTTGAGCGCCTCCTGGGACTGAAGCATTTGACGGATACCCTGGCGATTCAGCTTGAATTTAACCTTGCTCATATCTTTCGACCTTGACCTTCTTGTTCCAGCTGAGCGGGATCAGATACTCGAGCCCTTCCTGAGGGATCTCGATAATTCTCCAATCCTCACCGAAGAACGTGACCTTGCTGCCAGCCATCCAGTCATGGTTATCGCCTTTAGGGATTCCGAGCTGAAAGACCGCTTTCCTTCCCGTGAGGTTATACGTTTCGAGGACCTCGTCAGCCGATACCGGAGCGACAAGAACATTGTCGACCGGTTCGAGCGTTTCGATATAAAGCGGGTGATTAAGCGCATCGTCTCCGACCTTGACCCGCTTATGCAGAGTAACGGTTATTCCTCTCATAAGCAGCACCCGCCTCCCGGAATATTCTCGATCGGACTTCTTGAGCCGATTTTGTTACCGACCCCGAGCAGCTTCTTGTCGAGCTTTCCGAGGTAGAGTTCGCCGACGACTCCGCCGCTGATGGTCCAGCTCTGAGAATATCCGAGCGCAGACATTGAGCCCTGGGTCGCTCCGATCGGAGTCCCGGACTCGGTTCCGTCGCCGAGCGCCCTTACGACCATACGGCACGAAACGAGCTCCTTGACCTCGAGATCCGCATTGCTGTTGTACGCATCGATTATCATTGCCGCATCGGTCAGCATCGTCTCGCAGATTGTTCTCTCTTCCGCGCTCAATGTTCGTTTTATCCTGGACTGGATCTCGTCGACAGTCGCGTACTTTGGATAGTCCATTAACCCCACCTCACTTTTTCTTTGTGGTTTTCTTGCTCTTCGGCTTCTCTTTAGGCTCAGGAGTGTCGGCCAGCTTGTGACCAGCCGACACATATTCGTTAACCCTGTCTTCCGCGACCAACATCTCGTTGCCGAAGTGCTTGTTGATCATCTTGACCATTAACTTATGGAGTAACGGTCAGTCTGTTGAAGCAGCTTGTATCGGCGCGGAATCCGATCTCGATCTCTGCTCTGACAGCGAACATGTTCTGCTGGAAGAGGTTGATTACGTTGCCGCTTCCGAGGTCGAGTGTAGCGTCGCTTGAATAGTCGATAACTACGCCCTCAACTGTTCCGTACATAGCCTGGCTCCAGTCGCCGGCAATACCGACAACGTGGTTTGTGCTGTCGTAGATGCCCTTATTCAGGACTGTCTTGGCGCCGAGCACCATAGGAACAGCGCCTTCTGCTACGGAATTGATGAACAGTGGTCTTGAATCGCCGTCAACTGCTCCGAGAAGAACGCCCTTGCCCTGTGGCGAAAGTGCGATGCCGTTCATGATGCCGCCGTGTGCAGCGATATCGGTGTCAGCAGCAACGAGGCTGGAGTAAGTGTTAGGATTTGTGATGTTCTGAGCTGTAGCAGCTGCGAATGTGTCGAAGTTGCTTCCAGGAGCCTGCACAGCGCCGACTACTGTCGCGTCGAACTTCTGAGCGAGTGCGAGCGGCAGTCTTCTTACGAGCTCGTCATAGAGAGCGGCAGCATCTCTTCTGAACTCGTTGGAGAACGGAACGATAACGGCGAGCTTATATGGCTCCATGACCTTTGTTCCGAGTGTTGGGTTAGCTACCGGCTTTGCTTCGGTCTCGCCTACCCATGCAGCCTGAGGATCGCCAGTAATAACCGGGATCGAAACGCCTCTGCCTGGGAGCTGGATCTGTCTTGCGAGAGACATTACAGCGGATGCCTCCTGAGTCTTAGCGAGGATCTCGCTTGCTACTTCTGGAGGGAGTGAAATGTTGGTTCTGTTTGTTGGGATACCTGACATTTTTGTAATTCCTTTCTAATTCTGTTCATTAAACCAATCCGCGAACTGATCGCGGGTGGCTTTCTTCATAGGCCCGGTCGGTTCCCCGCCGTCCCTGACTTTCGGATAACTGTTCGGCTTTGCGAATTCGAGGATCTCCGTCGCCTGTTTCTCGCAGTCTTCTTTTGTTGTTCCTGTGAGAAGGTGCTGCGGGACTCCCTTCGCTTTTGCCACCTCTTCGCGCATCGCCCTGAGCTCTTCCGCGCCCTTAAGCGCATCGAGTTCCTTCTGTAGGCTGTCCGCTCGCTCTGTCGCCTTTTGCAGATCGGTCTTGTTCGCCTCGACCTGTTCGTCGTATTTCGCCGCTTTTTCCTTGAGCTCTTCATAGTCGGCGTACTTTGCGACTCTTTTAGCGACGATGTGATTGACATCTTCCTGAGTGAATGTTTTCGGCTCGCCTCCTGTTGGCGCTGTGCTCTGAGTTTCGAGTACCTGGTTAGGATTGCCAGTGTCCATGTTTTACCTCCTGTGAGTACGACCTCGTTTAAGGTACGAGTTACCATGTTGTATGAAAAAAGAGGCCCTATTGCCTCTTAATCACCTAAATCAATCTCTTCTGCCTTCGAGCTGTTTCGCTCGATTCTTTTGGCATACGCGCTCCGTTTTTGCTCGTTGATGATTTCCTTATTCTCGGCATAAAACTCCCGTCTGAGGGCATTTATTCGCTCTGTAGGGGTATTGCCATCGGCATTGTAATACATCTCTAAATACTTGTTCGGAGTGTATCCTTCGACATCGAGGTTCGGCTTGAACCGGACCGCATAGGTGCAGTCGCAATTCGCGTGAACGTGTTCGGCATGTCCGTTCCTGATCGCTTTCCTCGATGCCGGTTGCCATCCGTTCGAGGCAAGGGTCAGACAAAAAGCGCAAGTGTCGCCCCGAGGAATCCATGCCCATTCAGCGCCGTCCCTCAGAGCGTTCTGCTGCATTGTGTCCACTCCGACCATTTTCACGAGTCGCCCGGTAGCATCTGCCACGATCGTAGCGTTTCCGGTCTTGAGTGTACCGACTACCGCCTTGGCCGTTTCGGACATTGTCGCGGTCGGTGCCGGTATCGCCGGAGGAACATTCGCGCCCTGAAGCTCGGCGATCGCGTCATACATCTCACA